GCTGCGGCATCGACCGAGGCGGAAGGCGACCCGACGGCCGACGCCACCAACGCGGGCGAGCCCGGCGAGGCAACTTGACGGACGCGCTGCCGCTGACCTGGCGCCCGCCAGCGGGCACGCGGCGCATCGACCACCCCGAGCGGCGACGCATGCGCGATAGCCCGGCGCGCGTCAAGATCGCGGCCGGCGGTCGCCGCAGCGGCAAGAGCATGGACGCGCTCGACTACCTGCTCGTCGGGCATGGGCCGCGCGTGAACGAGACGCGGCGCATGTTCAGCGGGGCGCTGTGCCCTCCTGTCGACGTCGCCGACCCGACCTACCTCGTGGCGGCGCCGACCTACGAGATGGTCGAGCGCCTGTGGTGGCCTCGAATCAAGCAGCGCCTCACGCCCGACTGGATCGTCTCGGTGCGCGAGCGGCCGAAGCTGACCATCGAGCTGGTGACCGGGGCTCGCATCATCTGCGTCGGCATGGACCGCCCGACGCGCGCCGAAGGCATGGCGGTCGACGGATTCATCGGCGACGAGTATGCATACTTCAAGCCGGGCGCGTTCACGCGTTCGATCCGGCCGGCGCTGTCGACGCGAGGCCGCCCGCCGGGCTGGGCCATCCTGATGTTCAAGCCGGACGGCCGCAACCACGCGTTCGACCTGTGGGACGAGGCGAAGAGCGGCAAGCTGGACGGCTACGAGGCGTTCCACTGGACGTCGTCGGTCGTCATCGACCCGGCCGAGCTGCAGTCGGCGCGCGAGACGATGGACGCCCGCAGCTTCGCGCAGGAATACGAGGCCTCGTTCCTCACGCAGACGGGTCGCGTGTTCGACCCGTGGGATGCCGCGCGGCATGTGCGCAAGGTCGAGTATCGCCCCGACTTGCCGCTCGTGTTCACGCTCGACTTCAACGTCTCGCCCGGCGCCGCGGTGGCGATCCAGGAGCAGACCATCGACGGCGAGCAGTGCACGGCCGTCGTCTGGGAGCACTACCGCGCCGACGACAACACGGCCGCGCGCATGTGCGAGGCGTTCCGCAACCGGTTCTCCGGCCACAAGGGCGAGGTCCACGTCTACGGCGACGTCGGTGGCAACCAGCGCCACACGAACTCGGACAGCACCGACTGGCAGGTCGTCATGGCGGACCTGCGGCAGACCTTCAACGCGAAGCTGCGCGTCGGGAAGTCGGCGCCTTCGATCGTCGACAGCGTGAACGCGGTCTGTTCGCGGCTGCTGACGATGACCGGCAAGGTGCACCTCGTCGTCGACCCGTCGTGCGCGCACACGATCAAGGACTTCGAGGGCGTGGTGTGGGACGACCGCCCCGGCGCCGAGCGCAAGATCGACAAGAGCGACGGCCGGCGCACGCACTGGGTCGACGCGATTCGCTACTACGTCCACGAACGGCACCCCATCCAGACCCGCAAGGCGCTCGTCTACTGAACATGGACCTCAGCAACACCATCGGATTGTTCAACGGTCCTCGCATCGAGATGGAGGAAGACTGGAAGGTCTGCCGAGCGCTCGAGGGCGGCACTCGCGCGATGCGCGAGGCCGGCATCACGTTCACGCCGAGGACCGCGAGAGAGAAGGCGGAGCCGGACCTCTACCGCGAGCGCCTGGATTCGTCGGTGCTGCTGCCCGCGTTCGTCGAGGCAACGAGCCGCATCGCCGGCCGACCGTTCGAGAAGCCGCCGACGTTCACCGGCCGCGAACAGCTCGACCCGTTCCTGGACCGCATGATCGACGACGCCGACCGGACTGGAAGGTCGCTGTCGGTCTTCGCGTCAACGATCTACGCCGACGCCGTCCGCCGCGGCGCCGGGTTCTTCCTGGTCGACAACGTGCCGCGACCGGAAGGCATGACGCTGGCCGAGGCAGAGGCGATCGACGCGCGTCCCTACCTGTGCCGCATCGAGCCCGACAACATCATCGGGTTCCAGAGCGAGGTTCGATTCGGCCGCGAGGTCTGCACCGAGCTGCGCGTGCGCGAGTGGAAGTATCGACCGCGCTCCGACGGCATCGGCGACGAGCTCGTCCAGCGCGTGCGCCGATACACCGGCGAAACGGTCGAGCTGTGGGAAGCGACCTACGGCAAGTCATCCATCGCCGGCACGACCGAGGCGTCGCGCGGCTACAGCGACCTGCGCGGCTACAAGCTCATCGAGGGGCCGACGCCGACGGGCTTCCCGAACGGCGAGATCCCGCTCGTCGTCGTCTACACGAAGCAGCTCGGCTTCATGCACGCGCGCCCGCCGCTGATCGGGCTGGCGCAGCTGAACGTCAAGCACTGGAACCAGCAGAGCATCCTCGACAGCGCCGTCCGCTACTGCATGCACCCGATCCTGTTCGGGCGCGGGCTGTCTTCGCAGGACACCGACTCGCCGCCGAAGAGGGGGGAGGGCTCCCACTTCATGACGACGAGCGACAGCGCCGACATGCGGTTCGTGGAGATCGCCGGCACGTCGCTGACCATCGCGCGCGCCGAGATCGAGAAGACCGAATACCGGATGAAGTCGAGCGCCGTCGAGCCGCTGCAGAAGGGCTCGGCCACCGCAACCGGCGAGGTGCGCGCCGAGACGTCCGAGATGAGCGAGGCGCAGCAGTGGGTCGAGGCGATGGAGTGGGCGCTCTACCGCGCCTTCGAGATCGCGGCGCAGTGGATCGGCGTCGGCCTCCCGGACGACTTCAACGTCTCGCTCTACCGCGCGTCGTCGATGATCCAGGCCATGAGCGGCGCCCGCACGATGGCGCTGAAGGCCGACGCGGACCAGGGCTACATCACGCTCGAGACCTACCTGAAGGAGCGCGCGCGGTCCGGCGACTTCGCCGACGACTTCGATCCGCAGGCCGAGGCTGAGGCGGTCACGATGGAGAAGGAGCGCAGCCAGCAGGCGCAGATGGAGGCGATGCTCCGGCAGGTCCAGGCCGAGGGGCAGCCGCAGCCGGGTCAGCCGCCGCAGGAAGGCCAGCAGGAAGACGAGCCGCAGGACCAGGAGGAGGAAGAGGAGCAGGTGCCCGCATGACCACCGACACCGAGAAGAAGAAGCCGCAGCCGAAGCCGGTCCCTGTTCGGCTGGTCGACCCGCGCACCGCCGCCGGCAAGGCCGCGCTGCGTGACGGGCACAAGATCGACCCGCAGACTGGAATGGTCGCGGTGCCGAAGTGACCTCCACCGCGATCCCGACCACGGACACCATCCGCGCCGCGCTCAGGAAGGGCGCCGGTCGGTGGATCGCGCGCTTCTACCGGCACGAGCTGCTGGTCGCCCGCACCGTGCGCGGCATGCAGGTCGAGGCGATCGAGGAGTTCCGCCGCGAGGTCGTGCAGCCGGTGCTGCGCGCCGTCGGCGCCAGGCTGGCGACGTTCACGCCGCGCGGCCCGGACCTCGTCGCCGCCGCCTACCCGGAGCTGCGGACGCTCATGGCCGAGATCGAGGCGGTCGTTGCTCGAGGAAGCGACGCCGTGCGCCGGCTGACCACCGAGCGCCTTGCCGACCTCGTCAAGCAGGAGGTCGGGTGGGTTCGCGAGAGCGCCGCCAAGACGCTGCGGGTGGAGCCGCCGCCGGTCAACGATCGCCTCGTCGTCGAGGCCGTTCAGGCGCGGCCGGTGCTCGGCGAGCCGGTCGAGAAGTGGTTCGGGAAGATGCTGGTCGGCCCGACGGGCGACAAGACGCGGGCGTGGATCCAGACTGGGCTATCCGAGAACCTGACCACCGACCAGATCATCCGCGGCCTGCGCGGGTCGCGCGCGAGCGACTACTCCGACGGCATCCTGTCGGGCCAGAGCGCGAGCGCCGTCGGGACGCTGGTCCGCACCGCGGCGACGCACGCCAGCAGCATCGCGCGCACCGAGTCGTTCAAGGCGATCGGAGTGACGTCCTACCGCTGGATCTCGACCCTCGACAGCAAGACCTCGATCATCTGCGCCAGCCGCGACGGCGAGGTCTACGAGCTGGGCAAGGGCCCGATGCCACCGGCTCACCCAAACTGCCGCAGCACGACCGTCCCCGACTTCGGGGGCGAGCCGATCGGCACGCGCGCCGCCGTCGACGGCCCCGTGCCGGCCGACATGACGTTCCGCAGCTGGCTGCAGGCGCAGGGCCGCGATGTGCAGGACGAGGTGCTCGGCAAGACGAAGGCGGCGGCGTGGCGCGGCGGCCGGCTGACCTTCGAGAAGATGCTGGGCGCCGACATGCAGCCGCTGACGCTGGCGGAACTGCGGCGGCTCGACCGGATCCCCGACGAGGGGTAGGCTGGTGCGAGCCAAGGGCAACGGCGGGGGTAGCTCCCCAGGCCGGCTGCGCGTGCCTGCGCAGCGCCCTCGGCACCTATCACAGGCACAGCGATGGATCGAAGGCACACGATGCAAGTAGACGATGTGGTGGCGAGTTGGCGCGAGGCTGCAGCGGTTTGGCGATCCTGGCACAGACCGGGCGGAGCCATCGCGTTTACGGGGCCGACGGCGCCCATTGGCACGAGGTCGCCGGAGATCGCGGCGGTGGAACTCTGCTTGCGGACAGAGGAGCTCGTCGAGCGCGGCATCCTGACGGACCGCATCGATCGGGCTGAGGCCTCGACGCTGGCTGAGCTTCTCGATGAAGGACGCGCCCGGCCGGCGACAGAGACTCAGCGGATGATCTGCCGTCGGATCGAGTTCGCGCTTCCGAAGCCGAGAGCAAGAGGGGCGACCAAGAAAGCCTGATGGCAGCCACCCCGGACGAGAAGCTGACGTCGAGCATGCTCCTGCGTGCCGGCGACCTCGCGCACTACATGCTCGACCACAACCAGGTCGTGGCGCTGGCGAACGGGCTGACGGCGAGCGGGATCCAGTGCACGGTATTCCTGGCGATCGGCGAATACGCCGAGCCGGTGCGCGACCTGTGCGAGCGGGCCGTGCGAAAGATCGCGGCGGACCGGCAGGAAGCCAGCGACCGCGCGAAGCTTAACTGAGACGCTGGCTTTTCACCCCGTAGCCGGTTCCGCGCTCTTAGGCGAACTGCGATTCATGCCGGCAACATGCCGGTCTCCTATCGCATCGTCGCCGACAAGGCGGAAGAGCTGCCCGAGGAACTTCGCACGCAGGCCAAGGCCGGCGCGGACGGGAAGATTGTCGTCGAGGCGCTGCCTGAAGGCTGGGCGGTCGAGAACATCGCCGGCCTGCGCAACACGGTGCAGAGCCTGCGCGGCGAAGCGAAGCAGAACGCCGCCCTGGCGCGCGCGGTGCAGGAAGCCGGCATCACGGCCGAGGAACTGAAGGACGCCGCGGAGGCTCTGGGCCTGAAGAAGGCCGGCAAGCTGACGTCGAGCGAACAGTTCGAGGCGTTCAAGAAGGCCGCCGCCGACAAGGCCGCGTCCGAGACGGCGAAGCTGACCGAGAAGCTGACGAAGCGCACCGAGCGCCTGCGCAACGAACTCGTGCGCGGCAAGCTCGCGCCGATCGTCGCAGCGAAGGGCGGCAGCAAGGCGATGGACGCCATCTTGGCGCTCGCCGAACGCAACATCCGGGTCGAGGAAGACAGCGAGGGCAACCTCGTGCCGGTCGTCGTGGGAAACGACGGCAAGGCCGCCTTGACCAAGAAGTCGGGGTCGATGGACCCGATGGGATTCGACGAGCTCGTCGACCAGATGCGGGAAGCAGATGGCACGAAGGGGCTCTTCGAGGTCAGGGCTGCCGGCGGCGCCGGCACCTCCAGTCAGTCCGCGGGACGCGGCGCGACCGGCAACCAGGGCATCGGAAAGCAGATGTCCGGACGAGAGCTGTTGCAGCGTGCCAATGAGAGCACTGCACCCCGTGGGTAGCCCTGGATGGGGAACTTCGCGACGGCTCGCCGCCGCGGACTGACCCAGCAGAAGGACTCACCCAGTGGCAATCACCACCCTGGAAGCCGCCAACCTCGCCGCGAACAACGGCGAGTTCAAGAAGGCCGGCATCCTCATGACGTTCGCCGAGCAGTCGATGCTGCTCGGTGCAACGCCGTTCGTCGACATCGCCGGCAACGCCTACAAGTGGACTCGCGAGTCCGCTCTCGGCACCGCCGCGTCGCGTCCCGTCAACGGCTCCTACACGGAGTCGAGCGGCGCGACCGAAGAGATCTTCGAGTCGCTGAAGATCTACGGCGGCGACCTCGACGTCGACAACTTCCTGATCCGCACCGGCGGCCCGGAAGTCCGCACGCGGCACGAGATGCTGAAGATCAAGGCGATCGCGCAGAAGATCGGCTTCGACATGGTCCGTGGCACGGTGATGACGCTTGGCGGCGTCGCCGGTGACCCGCACGGCCTCGACGGCCTGCTCCCCCGCTACGGCGGCGGCCTCGGCACCTCGACCGTCTCGACGGCCGGCGTCAACGGCGGCCAGCTGTTCAACAACAGCAACGCCGCGCTCAGCATGGCGCGTCTCGACTCGGCCATCATGGCCGTCGACCGTCCGACGCACATCCTGATGGCCAAGAAGCAGGCCATCAACATCAACACCTTCCTCCGCGGGTCGGCCTCGATCCAGCAGACGAAGGACGAGTTCGGCCGCATCGTGCAGACCTACAACGGCCTGCCGATCCTGTGGGCGGACATCAACGGCGACCAGGCCGCGCTCGGCTTCAACGAGAACAACAACACGACGACCTCGGTCCTCGTGCTCAACCTGTCGGAGGACGGCCTCCACGGCATCCAGGCGCCGGGCGGCCTCGACGTCCGCGATCTGCAGGAGCAGAACGGCAAGCCGGTCTTCCGCACCCGCGCCGAGTGGTATCTCGGCATGGTCGACGAGCACCCGCGCTGCGTGGCTCGTGTCTACAACATCACCGACGCGACCGCGGTCGCCTGATCCAGGGGAGAAACCAACATGGTCTACACCACTCACAACCCGACCTTCGACGCTCAGCTGCAGCTGAAGGACGTCACGGCGGCCATCACCTCGACGGCCACGGCGCAGGTCGGCGGCGTCGATGCCGTCATCGACCTCATGCCGGGCGCTCCGGCCAACGCCCCGGTCAAGTTCATCCATGGCGTCGTGTTCCTCGACGTGACCGCGATCGACGTCGCGAACAACGACGAGGGCTACACGCTCCAGGTCCAGGGGACCAACACGGCCGGCTTCGGCGGCACCGTCTACGAGCTCGGTCGCCGAGTGCTGGGCGCGACCGCTGCGACGGGCATCGGCGCGAACACAGTTGTCGGTCGCTACCCGATCTACTTCGACAACGTGGCCGCCGTGGCCGCGGGCGAGTACCAGCCGCAGCGCTACATCCGCCTCCGTGCGACCGTCGCCG